AAGCTCGTCCTAGACCTCCCGTCGGGCAGGGCTTTAACCTACCCCAAACTGAGTAAAAATTTATCCGACGGTCGAGTTAAGTATGTTACTAAGCTTAACCGCAACGGGCAAAACCGGAACATGACATTGTGGGGCGGCGTCCTAGCGGAGAACGTCTCGCAGGCTCTAGCGCGGGATATTTTCAGTTACATGATGTTGGAGATCGACAAGGCGGGCATAGATATTATCTTCCATGTCCACGATGAAGTGATCTGCGAATGTGACGAAGACAAAGCGGAAGAAACCCTACAGAAAATTACCCAAATTATGTCCACCCCACCCGAGTGGATTCCCGACATTCCTCTGGATGCAGAGGGAGAAATCCTAACACAATACACAAAATAATATGACCTACAGATATTTGCGTAACCTACGCGACAGCAAAGCAGAGAAGGCAGGTGGCCTCGATACCCTACGATGGCCGAAGCCTAAGTTTAAGAACAAAGCTGACTACCGAGAGTGGTGCAGCAAGCCCTCTACCGACCACGTCTTCTATTCGTGCGTTGAGGGTCGCGCCCCGTCTAAGCGGGTCAGCAACGATAACCCCGTCCACAAGATTCACGGAGTAGTAGCGGATTATGATTCCCCCATCGACTGGGCTGGCTTTGAGAAAAAGCTGGAGAAAGTATGTGTATCCACCCCCTTACCTACATGGGCAAGCCGGACCCAGAGCGGATACCTGCGACTGGTGTGGGAGTTCGACGCTGCCCTGCCGATTGACCCGTCTATGTATGAGTCCTTTGTGCGTCACGTAAACAAGTCCCTTAAAATGGATAAGCTGTTTGCAGGATTCGACAAAACATCGCTGAAGCCTAACCAGTATTTTGAACTCGGAGAAGACTGGATTAAAACAGGTGGCCAAGTCACCTCAGACGTAGTCCATACGTGCCTGTCGAAAGCCGTTAATCTGAAACCGCCCGAGTCTTCGGATACCGCCATCCCTCTCGACGTAGTGGCCACCGAAGTTGAATCCCGATTCCCGAATCGGTGGTTCGGTGAATTTGAAGTAGGGTCTCGTGGCCCACTGTTCTGGATCGATGATGGGGTTGACCGAGACGGATGTCAGGTCGTGGAGGATGGCATTGTTTGTTATTCAGACAGAGCAGGCCAAGGATTCATGAGCTGGTCTGACATCTTCGGCGGCGCGTTCGTCAAGGATTACGAGATCAAGAAGCTATCGACGCTGCTGGACGAATACTGGTTCAACGGAAGATCTTTCTTTAAGCTACTCTACGGGAACGCGGTATCGATCCCGAAGGAGCAGCTCCTGCTCGAGCTTAGGCAGGCGGGGTTCTCCATTCGGGTCAGGCGCGGCAGAGCGATCAGCGAAGTTGACGAAGCCCTCCTGACGATCAGCAACAACAACCGCATCGACGACATCGCTCCGGTTGTGTTCTCGAGCGACCGCATTGTAACCTACAATGGCAGCCGCATTCTCAACTGTTCTAATCTGGCTCCGGTTGAGCCGGACTCGGACGGCGATCCCGCCAAGTGGCCCTTCCTGCACCAATGGTTAGGACAGCTATTCGTGGACAGCTCGGACAATCCCGCCCTAGACTATTTTTATTCGTGGATGCAGCGTTTCTACACTGCCGTCTTGGAAAGAGTCCCCTTGCAGGGGCAAGCTTTGCTGCTGGTCGGGCCGACAGGTCGCGGCAAGTCGCTATTGTCGAACAAAGTTATCAGCGGACTCGTAGGTGGTTTCTCTGATGCGTCTGACTATTTGTCAGGTCAAACAAAGTTTAACAAAGACTTAGGTCGTGTCGCCTCTTGGGTAATTGACGATACGACCTCAGCGGCCAGCTTCCAAGACCAGCGGCGCGCAACCGAACTCCTCAAGCGCGCGGTAGCTAATCCGCGAGTCGAGTATATGGCCAAGTATGCCGACGCCATGTCCCTACCTTGGACGGGCCGCGTTACCCTGTCCCTCAACATGGACGCCAACTCGCTGTCGGTGATCCCTTCACTGGATACCAGTAACCGAGATAAGCTGATGGCCCTGCTGATCAGCGACACGTCCACCAAGAGCTTTCCCCCCAACAGCCAGTTGGAGGGGACCATCGAGCAGGAGCTGCCCCACTTTGGTAAGTTCCTGTTGGACTGGAAGATTCCTAAGCCGATAGAAGACGTTGGACGGTTCGGGGTTAAGTCCTTCATTGATCTCACTATTGCAGACGCGGCCTACGACAACAGCAGCCGCAGCTCAATCGCGGAGCTAGTCGAATTCTTCTCCAAGCGATGCCGCGAGATACACCCTGAAATGGGTAAGTGGTGGGGGACTCTGACCGAGTTTCAGGTGATGATCCATGATCTGAACAACGGTCGCGACGTTGGCTCTTCACGTAATTTGGAGTTCTGCCGTAGGGGCATGATCACTCTGGAAGAGGGGAGTCGAGTCAATAAGAACATAAGACCCGTTACTTCTGAGGGTCGTGGAGGGGGTAAAGTTTGGAGCATTGACCTCGATGAGATCTACGATATAGGTTATAAAGCGAATGACAAACAAAGATCTCCAGATCAGGAGGCAGGAACTATGCGGTGAGTTTTGGATAGACCTGCGGGACGTGCTTAACACATTTGATTGCGATCCTGACGCTGTAATCGAGGCTTACATGGACGCGCCCCTAAGCGCATTCGTAGACCTCGTAGCACCTAACGGGATAAGGCCCGTCTACAAAAAGGAGGGCCGCATCAGCTACAGAGAATCACCGCCGGATGGTGAGTGACTCTAAGGCATCCGGCCTGCGGGTCTTCTTAATCTCGATGTTGTAGCCGTCTGCCTTGAAGCGGAATCCGTCTGCGTCACGCTCACCCTTCTTATTGAGCCTTTTCTTGTGGATGATGGACCTCTTATGAGACCAACCGCAGAGCCAGACCTTCTTGAGGCTCTCGTGGACGCGCATGAAGAAATATATGTCAGCCTCAAACTTACTGAAATTCGTCTTCACTACTGAAGCGTTGTAGTTCAGCTTCGGCTTCGACGTGCATTTCTTCGCCTTAACATCGACCTTGAGTCCCTTGTATTCGTAGTCGTGCGTGTAAGACTTATCGCCGACGTAGGTAAACTGCTTAAAAGTTTTCTCGAACGCGACTTCTCCTAAGAAGCCCGTCATGTTCCCTTTCCCGTTCGTGAAGGATGTCTTGAGACTCCCTAGTTTTTTAGACCTTCTGAAGGCTTCAGCGACGTCGTCTGCCGTTGGTTTGTAAGTTATGAATCGACTCAAAATTTTATTTTACGGGCGGGTTTAAGCGTTTAAGGATTCGTTCGTAGGCTGGAAAGAAAACCTCATCGATGCAGCGGATGCAGGCTTCTTCCTGAAAGGATTCACAGAATGAGATGCCAGAGATGTGGAAGGCTGCGTGGATCATTTCATGGCGAAGGGTCGTGATGAAGTCGTCATCCGTTAGGTAGGTATCGAGCTGGATCGTTTTCCTATCATGAAGGTATTGCCCGTAGGCTGAGTCCAAGTCAGTCATCTGGATCTTTATACGCTGACCCGCGATCATGACTGACTTTAGATTCTTCACTTTCTACGCCTTTCGGGATCGGTTACGAGCAATGCTAAGGACTCGTAGGTTGCTTGGTGAGTTGTTCAACGGGTTGCCGTCCTTGTGGTCAACGTCCTTCCCCGCAAGATGAGCGCCCTGAAGTTTTTTTGCTCTCCTCGCAGCGTTTCGGCTGGCCCGACGCTTTATCTGCTCCGGTGTGCCGTGGTAGTCCTTATATTCTTTTGGGTAGTTTCTCATTCGTCTTTAAAGTATTCAACGATTGCCTGTGTGTAAGCGCCTGCCAATAGCAGTCCTTTATACTCGAAAGCGGCCCAGTCCTTTGGGCTAGAACCGAAGAATGGTTCGCAGATCACGGCTGGTGGTGGCACTCTACGCAAGAACGCTGCACCACGCTGCACGGTATCCGTTGACTTGACTCCGCGACTAGTTTGAGCTGTGAAGGAGTCACCGTGGGCTTTGAGGAAACAATTAGCTAGGCGCTCCCCGTTCTTACTGCCCGTGTAGTAAAGGTATTCATATCCTGCGGCATTCTCGTTCGCGAAGCTGTTGAAGTGCAACTCGATGGCGATGTCGCACTCCTCTTTTCGGATAGCGCGAGCGAGCCAGTTCATCGCCCCACCGTAGCTGTCCGCCGGATATTCGTCGAAGACAACAGAAGTAATTCCCTGATGCCTTAGCTGGGCCTGCAAAATGTCAGCGACCTTTTTGTTGTATTCCCATTCAGTGACTCCGCTAATCGAGTCCGCGCCCTTGTCCCCGCGACGACTATGACCCACGCAAATAGCAACCTTCTTAGGCTTCTTGGTCTTGCGCTTCGCCAACCCCGCTTTGTAGGAGGATATCAGGCCCATG